TATTCACCATCAGCATCAAATTTTGCCAAGATACCACCGTCAATGTTACAGTCTATAAATACAACAGTTTGTCTTCCTGCTGCACTTGTAGGGTCTTCATTGGTCACTTGAATTTCAAAATACGTATCTTCACCAGTATTCTTGAAGTCAAGCATCATTTTTCTGAAAATGCTTGTATTATAGTGGAAAGTTGCTTTTCCAGTACCTTTCCACCCAGTTGATTTGTTACCTGACCCAGTTTTCCCAAGGATGGGAACTTCTGTCTTGGTCTTTTCAAAGCTTGCTTCAAAGTTGATTGCTTGCATGAAATTGTATCTGTTAGAACCAATTGTCACAAAGCATTCAGCCAGTTTTGCAGATAGGGCATCTTTGCCCTTCATTACTACATTAGACATTTAATTTTCCCCCTTCCTATGCGACTTTTACGGTCATATAAAGCTGTGCCATAGCATTGACTACTGTTACCAGGTCAGACACAATGACAGCCTTCTTGGTGTCACCTTGGTCAACAGTGACATCAGCATCATTGAAGTTCTCAATTGCTCTGATTTCCTGTAACTGCTCATGATGCTTCACAATATCTGCCCATAGGCTGATTCTGCCACTTGCATCATTTGGAACAGTACCAAGGTATTTTGTATTGAACAAGGTTGCAATGTCATTTGCAATTTGGTCAATTACTCTGATGCTTTGGTTGTCCTTGAATACATCACCCTTGGTGTCAGAAATAGTCACAAGGGAATTGATGTCAGAAAGAACACGAATGTCCATTCCAACCTTGTGCAGTGTGAATTCACCTGCTTTGATTGCTGCTTCAAGCTGTGCCTGTGTATAGTCTGCACTGACAGTGAATTCACCGTCATACTTCTTGTTTAAGTTAGACTTGTTCACTGCACATCCTGCTGCAATACCAGTCACCCAGTACACAAGGGAAGCTGCTGAAACACCATTGTCTGAAACTGCATTTTTCAGGTTGATAACACCTTCATAATCTGCTACCTGGTTGTAAAGAACAACCTGGAATTTTGCACCAACTTCATCACGCATTCTTTTGCAGAAATTAGCATACAAAGATTGAATTGTTGAATCAGTGGTCACCACACCCATCACATTAAAGGAATAGGCTTCAATCTTATCAAGGTATGTCTGATGTGCTGCACCATCAACAGTGCCATTTGTACCAGTTGCCAGTGCTGTTCCTGCTGTTACTGCAAGGGTTGCTGTTTTGTTCCACACCACAAAGTCATTGTCCACAAGGGATGCAGAAGTTGCAACAGTTTGACTGTCAATAACCGAAGTGCCAAGCAGAAGGGTAATATCAAATTTGTTTGAATCATCCACATTTACTTGAATGATAACTTTCAAATCATTTCCCCTTGTTCCGCTGTACTTTGCAGTTGCATAGGAATTGGTTGCTTTCACACCGCTGTTCAACCTATACGCATACAAAGTTTTGATATTCATGAACAGGTCACGAAGACCTTTCATTTTTTCATGGGTATAATCATAACCAAAGATTTTCACTGAATTCTTTTGGAAGTCAGCATTGGTCACTTCAAAGACAGCACCATCAACCCCCCAATCCAGTTCTAAAGGCATTGCAGCATAACCCCTGTCAGACAGGTTTGCATTTGCCTTGGCAACTGAAATGAAATTGATATAGCTACCAGGAAGGACTTTGTTTTGAACAAGAAATGTTCCACCGCCTAATGCCATATTAGTTCACCTTTCCTTTCATAAAGTTGTCGAGCCTTTCAAGTGCTTCATCAATGGTGATTTCTTCACCATCTTTGACAACCACACCCAAGGCATCTTTTCTATTTGCAAATATAGCTGCCTTCAACAAGACTTCCTTTGGAAACCTTGTTGCTTCAACAGCAGTTGCTTCTGTTTTTGCCATTTTCATATTGAAAAATCAGTGAAGTTAAAATAACCCAGAAAGTCCAGTCAAATGGAGTCTTTGT